ATGTTACTTGTTCACCAATCCCAGGTGATATTTGATTCGCAAGCTTAGATGTTTCTAAAATAATTCCATTTAAATCTTTCCTAAACTCATCAATGCTTATTGGATTAAGATCAGCTTCTAAAAATCTATCATTCATTTGATTACTAGCTGATACAATCAAACTGTTACCAAGTGATTTACTTATTTGGTTATATGCAGAAGAACCAAAAACAGTATTTCTATCAAATTTTTCTAGAGGATTATCACCTTTAGATATTGATTTTTTATATTCTTGTACAGTAGGTGTATTGTCTGCACCAAATTTAGCACCTTCAATCTCAGCTTCTTTGACTGCCCTCTTCATAAAGAAGTCACCCATCTTATCAAGTTCTCTTGTGATTATACTTGTTGTTCGTGCTTCTTCTCTTGCACCAATACCGGAAGGCCCTCTGATATTGCCTAGTTGCAGTCTTGATGTTAGTGATTGAAACCTGGTTCTTGCCATTAACGTATACCTGAAGTTTGTGGTGTAAATCCATAATTAGGCTGTGCTGGTGGACCACCCACACCGGTTAATGTTGTAAAGCCTTGTGCAAAAGAACCTATACCACTCATAAGTCCTTGTTTCCTTGCTTGCCTTCCAGCAAAACGTAGATCTTCAGCCTGGGCTAGTGAGGATGTAATCGCAAAATCAGCATTAGCTCTTGCTGTAAAGAAATCAGTTGTACCAGGTTTTATAACTTGACTAACTGCAAAAGTATTAGGTGTTCCGATTGTAGGCTCTAAACCACCAGCAAAAGCTGTAGCATTTACAGAAGCCAATGCTCGTCTTGTGGCTTCCAAAGCTTTTATGCCTTGTTCTTTTGCCTTTACAGCTTCTATACGGCCTTCAAGCTCTTTATATCGAGCCTGAGCATCGTATCTTTCTTTAGCTCGTCTTCCTTGTTGTATTTCATACAAGCCTTTTGCTACAGAGAAACCAGTTGATATCAAAGTTGCTGTAGATGCTGATGCTATTGCCGGTACTAAAAATGCCATGCTATTGTCCAGTACTTAGTTTGTACTCTACTCCTAATACAGTAGCGAATAGAGGTTGAGTTTGTGTAAATGTTATTTGTGCTGTATCACTATATCCTAATAATGGGGCTATTCTTTTTCTTCCGGTAAACGTAGTAGGTGCAGATCCTAATGTATAAGGAAATGATTCTAAGACACATTGAAATCCATTGATAGCCACATTTTGTGTTCTATCTAATATTGGAGTTGCTTCTAATATTCTTCTTTTCCTGGATACAACAACTCCTGAAGATAGCTTAGGCTCTGCCGGTAAAGTTGTAACTTCTACTGTATAAGGCAAACCAACTTCAACAAAGGATGTAGGAACTTCATCTATTGTGATTGAACCACTAGATACAGTCTTGTCAGTTAAAACAAAATTATCTCTTATGACATCTACTGTTTCACCTTCAAGATGAGACAAGCTAGAACAAGTTGTGTTTGTTGGTAAAGACTGATCCGGAGAAGTTGCCCCTGAAAAATATTGTATGTTGCAATCTGTAGTTCTTTGGTCATCAAACATTTCAATATATCTTTTTGTAGAACTATTGATTGTTCTTTCTGTCACAACATAAATATCAGTGATATCAACGGCAACGTCTAGAAACTTTCCATCTGTAATAAACTCTGAAGGAGCTACAACATTTTGAGAACGTAAAATAGAAAACACTCCCATAGTACCATCTAGATCATTAGTTATTAAAAGTAGATCTCCATCATCAGTAGATGTGGCAACTCTTAATGCCATTGACCTAGGTGTCTTCAATAAATGCGATGATAACAATGATATATTATTAGCCTGGTAGTTTAGATCAACATCACTAAACAAAAACTCTCTTAGAGCTTTCCCTTCTCGCTGAATAAATAATGTACCACCTTCAGCAGATACTGGTTTTATACCTTCTTTAGAACCTCTTCTTGTTGCATTCTTAATAACAAGGTTAGATGGAGTTATTGGATCTAAATCAGCCTGGGGAACAAAGAACTCAGCATCAGTTGTAAATATCTGCAAGTCTCTTCCTGATCTCATAGCTGTAATAGCATTCACACTATCTGTAGATATAATAACAAACAGTGCATCATCATCCAGGGCTTCATGTGTTTTGAATTTAAAAAAATCACCTATTTTAGAACCAAACAAGGCATTAGGTAAAGATTTGCTACCACCAAAAAACAACCTTCCTTCATGGAAAGTACAAGTTCTTGGAAACCCTCTAGAAGATGAAAATGCATCTTCATAGCCTTCTTCTAACTCCCAGTCACTTGCAGATATCGCAACGTCAGCTTCAAAGAAAGGAAACTCAGTAACCACCTTAACTTCTGTTCCTGATACATGTTCAACAATCCTGGCCCTTCCAAAACCATTTAAAACATTGATGTACTGATCTACATGAGAAGAAGTAAAGACTGAAGCTGAAGCAGTTATGTTAACAGTACCATCTACAGCATCAGGAGTGATTGTTGCAGAAGGATTGCTAGTTGATAAACTAAAAGCATGTTTTGGAGATGTCAGGGATATTGTAGAAAATGTCCAGGTAGAATTACTACCACCTCTAACAATAGACTTAGGAGACATATCCTCATGTACTAATATCAGTGTGTCTGCACTTTGAGTAAAATATAATCTATCTAAATCTATATCCCCTAAAGCACAAACAAGATAATCATTACCTGAACCATTGATATCGGTAATCTGTTGTCCATTAGCAAAGACAAACATCCTGGTGTTAGTTGTCGTATTTTTAACGAATGCAAGCATGTAAGATTGTGTGGTCGAAAATTCAAAAGGAACTAGTCTTATACCATCTAAAGTAGTAAATGAACCACCTAGATGAGATGAAATGTCCAACATAAATCTAAGACCAGGCCTTCTTTCAAAACCACCCTGGGGAAGCACAACAACATTCTGTGCCTTTTCCAAAGCTGATGCATATTGCTGTATGTCTATTCTTCCAAGTAAAAGAGGATCAATCTCCCCCACTGTGAAGTTTGATTGATACTGAGTGACCCTGGCCATTATCTAACATCCGTTAGAAGGTAATCAGCAATAACTGTTTTTGATTGTCCAGCCCCATCAATGTTGATTGCTTGTCTAAAATATCCACCTCTCATATTCTCTGAAGGTGTTCCCAAAGCTACAGTTTTCCAATAATCACTTTTTGTAGTTTGGTCTGTAACCGGCTCGGCTAAATGCCAGGCCATTTGATAAACAAGCAATTGTGTAAAGTATGCCGGCATATCAAATTCAGATACTAGCTTTTGATAATCTAAAACTATTGTTGTTTCATTTGTAAATAACTGATCCCCTTGGATTTCATAATCAGTAATCTTTGGTAATGTTCCGGTAGATGTTGAAGCATAGACGGCCCTAGGAACACCATTAAACATATCGGATGGTAGTTGATAAGCATACAAATAAACATTTGTAGGTGCTGTTGTAAGACGGCCTAACTGCTGTTTAGTTAATGTAAAAGACCAGGGATACATTCCCAAAGTTTGAGATTTGACACGAGGATACAGCACTGAACAGACTGAGCTAGGGGCAGTGCCGTCTGTAAACGAAGTGATTTGATTTGCTCCAAGTAGAAGGAGGGCTTGAGAACAAATGCTTACATCAGTATCGCCTTCTGCCATATCCTCGCCTTTTAGTTATTAGTCACCATCTGTCTGAGCAATAGTTGTACCATTAGTTACATCAACTACTCCTGAAGCATTAGATGCTACAGTGTGAATTGATGATGCTAAAGTACCACCAGTGCTTGTTACAGATATTATGACATCACCTACACTAACATCATCAGATACATCGTTGAAGTATCCAGCACCATCAACAGTGCCTACTGCATCAGTTGTTGTGTAAGTAAACAATTGTGGTGCAACTCCTTTTTTGGATTGCCCACCTATTGGATTCCATCCAGTTCTACTAAATGCCATATTAACTCTCCCTACAAGTTATATCTACTAGACCATTCGCATCAATCACTATTGCTCCGGCAGAATACATTGCTGTTAC